CGGAGGTAGCGGTAGCGGTAGCGCAGCTGAACTTACTAAGCATACATACTTTGCTACTGCAGGACAAACACAATTTTCTGGAGGAGATGAAGGAGGTACAAGCCTTTCTTTCGATGCTGGAACTATTAATGTTTATCACAACGGTATACAAATTAGAGCTGTAGATGATTATATTGAGAGCGCAGGTACTAATAGAATTACATTTACACAAGCTGTAGACTCAGATGATATAATAGTAATCGATAAATTTGCCACACCAAATGCAGGTGCAGCAGGATTATCTAGCTTTGAATATTTTGCCACCTCAGGTCAAACACAATTTTCAGGTACAGATGAAGATGGAGAAAGTTTATCTTTCGGTGCTAATCAGATTCAAGTTCATCAAAATGGTGTTTTACTAAAACATACAAATGACTATATTGAAAGCGCTGGAACAAATAGAATAACACTTGCATCAGCAGCTGATTCAGATGATATTGTAACAGTATCTGTGTTTTCAGGCAGTGGATCAAGCGGTGGTGGTGGAACTTCATGGCAAAGTTTAAAGACAGCAAATTATACTGCAACTGCAGGCCAAGGTGTCCTCACTAATACAACTGGAGGAGCTTTTACTGTATCGCTGCCTTCGAGTCCTTCTGCAGGTGATGAAGTAAAGATTGTAGATGCTTATGGAGTTGCAGGTACAAATAACGTAACGATCGCGAGAAATAGTAGTAAAATACTTGGAGCAGATTCAGACTTTATACTTGACATAAATAGAGCTGCAGTATCACTAGTGTATGTAGATGCAACACAGGGATGGATAGTAACGGAGAAATAGATGGCTAAGCTTTCAACTTTTATAAAAACAGAAAATACCGCGGTTGGTGCCGGACTTACAGTTTATGCAAATATTTCTGCCATGCCTACTAGCGGGCCATCAGTCGGAGATCAAGCATTTAATTCTGATAATAATAAAATTTATGTTTGGAATGGAAGTGGTTGGTTTAGCGTTGCAACTGTTAATCAGACACCGACTTGGTCTACTGAACCAGACGCTTCTTATCTATTGTTATCTGATGGAACTGCAACTTCAATTACTGTTGCTGCAACGGATCCTGATGGATTTCCAGTTACATATGCAGCTACACCTTCAGGTCTAGGAAACATAGCAACAATATCTCAGAGCGGAGCAACATTCACAATCACTCCTTCTACTAATACAGCCCATGCCGGAACCTTTACAGTTACATTTACTGCAACAGATGGTACTAATACTTTGTCTAAGCCTGACGTATCATTTACATTGGCATTTGCTATACAAAAATCCAACTTCACAACATTCTTAGCAAAAGCATCTGGAACTGGAGCTAACACAACACCAACAGATGCATCAACAAGCAATCACTCATTGGCTATGAATGGATCTACTGCTACATTAACAACGTTTTCACCTTACAAGCCTTCAGGCTATTCAATGTATTTTGATGGAAATGGTGATTACCTAACAGCTGCACATAGCACTGATTTTACATTAAGCGGTGAATTTACTATTGAAATGTTTGTATATTTAAATCAAACTTCGTATTCAAGAACTGTACAAAGATTAGTAACACCAAGCAACTCATCGCCTACTAGTGAACCATACATTTCTATAGGAAATGATCAGGGTGGTGTTAATGCTGGATGTTTATGTTTTACATCATCTGTTGCCGCCGGAAATCCTCAAGGTTATGCTACCTATGAAGGGACTGGTGCAACAGGAACTAATCTTTATTTTCCGTTTAAAGAATGGGTACATGTTGCATTAACGAGAGATAGTAGTAACGTATGTAGACTATTCCAAGGTGGAATATTAGTAGCTACTGTTACTATATCAGGAGGTTTTAATTTTTCTGGAGCAGACAATGGTGGAATAACTATTGGTAAGTCTGGCTGGAATAATTCTGAACCTTTTGGACCTGGATATATAGCTGATTTTCATATGGTAAAAGGAACCGCAGTTTATACATCAAATTTTACACCACCAACAGAAAGATTAGCTCTTGTTACAAATACAAAACTGTTACTAGGAGCACCAGGCTTTTATGATAAATCAACAGGAAGACATCTTATAACAGTGAACGGTAATACACACACAGATCCGTTTTCACCATACACTTTACCGGTTGAATATTCAGCTTCTACACACGGTGGATCAGCTGCCTTTCCTGGAACATCAGATGAGATTATAACTTCTGATGGAGCGTCAAATGCGATTGGTTTAGGAAGTGGCGACTTTACGATAGAAACATGGATCTATAAACATAATGCGCCTACTGATACCTGGAATGCGCTTATAAGTCAAAAGTACGGTGCAAGTGGTGGTTGGAGAATGTATAAATCTGACGGCAATGGACGAATGAGATGGTATGCTGCTTCGACAGATACTTTGTTATCCAATGCAAATAATCCACTTATACAAAAATCATGGTGCCATGTAGCAATGGTAAGAGATAACGGAACGTTGACTTGGTATATTAATGGAAAGGCTTCAGGATCTCTTGGTGGTCATTCATACAATTATACTGGTGCCTCAGCTGAAGTAGAAATAGGAAAAGGAACTTATGGGTATGATGGGCCAGGAAATGTAAATATGACTGACGTAAGAATGGTAAATGGAACTGCTGTTTACACTGGAGATTTTACACCTCCAAGCGGACCTCTTACAACAACTGGTGGAACATATCCGTCAACAACGAATGTTGTTACATCAATTCCTTCAGGACATACCAAATTATTGTTGAATATGACACAATCTAAAATCCTAGATACCAGCCAATCTCATCCGCGGATGCAAGTTTATGGTAATACTGCAGCATCGGCTACGCAACAAAAATTTAGCGGGCAAAATACAATAGCGTTTGACGGAGCTAGTGATTATATTACTATAGAAAATACAAATCAACTTGGAACTGACGATTTTACTATAGAAAGCTGGATATATCCTACATCTCTTACCAGTAGCCATAACGTTGTGTTTAGTAATTATAATTCTTATGGTGCTGGCTCATTTGGAATTTTTGTGCCTCATAGTACAGCTACATCCTCGTTTTCTCTTGTAAATGAAGATGGAGCTGCTTCTGGAGGAAGTCTTAGTTACAACCAATGGTATCATATCGCGGCAACGAGAAGCCATGATACACTTCGATTATTTGTTAATGGTACTGAAGTAGCTAATAGAAGTCATGATACTCATTTAAATGGTGGTGGTACTCTTGCTTATATTGGAGGAACTGGGGATATAATTGGGAGCGGTGAGTTTCCTGGTTATATGGATGATTTTAGAATAACTAAAGATTTCGCGAGGTATCCTTATATAGCCGAAGGAGTAACACTAACGACAACAAACTCTGGTATGCGAAAAGCAGATGGAACGTTTGTTACCGCTACTGCTTCAAACGTGCAGATCTTAGCTTGTCACACAAGTAATCCTGTGACTGAAGGTTCTTCAGCCGGTCTTACTATAACTAATAACAATTCAGTGGCTGAAACTACAACTGAGATGCCAGTAGGACACACGAGCGGTATGACAGGAATGCAATTTACTGCATCAGCTGATAAAAGTCTTACACTTTCTGGCGGTACAGCAATGGGAACTGCTGATTGGACACTTGAATACTGGGTATGGCACGACTCATTAACTGCAGACCAAGCTCATTTTTCTGCAGGATCTCAAGCTCCATCAATTTTTTATGATCATAGTGAAACTAAGTTTGCGTGGTATCATGGTAGTCAATCAAGTATTACAACAGTTACACCTGAAGCTAAAAAATGGTATCATTTTGCTATTGTTCATACTGATTCAGATGGAAAATTAAATATATTTGTAAACGGTAAACTTGCTTGGAATATAAGTTATAGCCAAAACTGGACAAGTACATCTTATATTATTGGAAATAGTTCAGCATCTAACAGCCATCATGACGGCACAATAAGTAATTTAAGACTTATAAAACAAGCGTTATATACTAATAGCTTTACTCCTGCGACAGTAACGATAATAGGATAAATAGAACATGGCCATTTCAAAAGCAAGAAGAAAATCATCATTCGCGGTAGATGGAAGTCCGATAATCATAACGGAGCCTAATCCTATTGAGCTGGCGCCTGTTTTGAATACAACAGATTCCGCTAGAGCAACATTTAAAGCAACTGATCCTGGAGGCTTTAATATTTCATATGATATTAAATATTTTGCTGACAGCTCTAAGTTAGCATACACTAATGATTCTTCTAATCTACCTCCTCACTTATTACATCCAGCTCAAATTACTACGGCTTCAGATAGCGCTGGACTCCTGGCAACATATAGATTTTTAACAAGAACTGCTGATTCAGATGGTAGTGGTAATAGCACTGTACAACGATTTTTGCATAAGTATATAGCGTCAGATGGTCTAAGAAATATATCAACGACTAAGGCATTTCAATTTAACTTTGTTGCTTCCACAGCCGAAGTATTAATCGTCGGTGGCGGTGGCGGAGGAGGAGGCTGGGGAGGCGGCGGTGGTGGAGCTGGTGCTGCGCGATACTATTCAGCATTTTCTATTACAGCAGGTCAGGCTTACACCGTTACTGTTGGCACAGGTGGTGCTGGTTCTGGTGGTGGTAGTAATAATAATCAAGCTGAAGGTGTTGCTAGTGTTTGGCATACTTTTACTGCAGGAGGAGGTGGCCACGGTGGTGGTCAAGCTAGTGGACTTACATCACACTCTGCCGGCAATAATGGTGGTTCCGGTGGAGGTGGCGGTTGGGGTGTAACCGGTATCGGTCATGCCCAAACCTATGGCGATTATGGTAATGCTGGAGCCGCCGGCGGTGGCAGTGGTTATGACGGAGGTGGTGGAGGTGGCTATGGTGCTGCAGGATCCACATCATCTGGTTCAGGTGCTGTTGGCCATGGTGGTGCTGGTTATGCTAGTTCTATCACAGGAACTGCAGTTAATTATGCTGAAGGTGGTGGTGGCGGTAAGTATCAAGGAAGTGATTATACAACATTAGGTGGTGGTACTTCAGGAGCTGGAGGACGTGGTGGATTTAACACAACAGCTGGAGAAGCAGGAACTACTAATACTGGAAGTGGTGGCGGTGGTGCTGGTACTTCAGGTGGTGCTGGAAATGCTAATGCTGGTGGAGGTGCTGGTGCAGCAGGAGTATGTATTATTGCGTATCCAGAAAAATTCGCTGGACCAACTATTACTAACGGATTAACTTATACTTTGCTTACATCTAGAAATGGTTACAAAGTTTATAAATTTACAGCAGGAACTGGGACAGTAACATGGTAACAGGAATAACAAAAGCAAAGAGAAAGGCAGCATTTGGAGCTGATGGTGCACCAACTATTTTAACAGCTCCTACAGAATTATCGGTAGAATCAACTGTGGGTACAACGAGTGACTCTGCTCAAATTACTTATAGAGCTACAGATCCAGGAGGATTTCCAATCACTTATGATATAGATTATCTATCAGATAGTGATAAAGTAGCTTATACAAACGATTCTAGTAATTTGCCACCACACCTTGCACATCCTGCTCAAATAAGTTTAAGTTCAGCTGATGCAAATGGTGATAAAACCGCAACTTATAGATTTTTGACTCGAGCTGCAACTGGCTTAGACTCACACGGAGGTGTTGGTATTAAACAAGCGTTGAATCTTAGATATTTAGCGAGTGATGGAATAAAAACTACAGCATCATCATCAACATTGACAATAGCTTTTGGCCAAAAAATAACTTTTGATACGAGTCTTTCAGGTCTTACTGATCGATCAGGTGAAGGAAATGGAACTAACTCAGATCAGTATCATGCTCAAGTTTCAAATAGTATTAATACTGCGATGTCTGGTACTTTAATGACTGGTAAAAGATATTTCGAAGTTAGGATCGATTCAATAACTAACTACTTAATGATAGGATTGTGTGACGCAGGCGCAGGAGCAAGTGCAGCAAATTATGGCGGCAATACTGTTTCGATGCTTTATCAAAGTGGAAATACACGTTATCCAGGCGGCGGTGCTACTGGTATATCAGGAACAATGGGAGTAGGTACTATTTTAGGATTTGCATACGACACAGATACTGGTGAAGTTTGGAAAAGTCTTGGTAATAACTATGGTAGTAGAGTTCCTGGTACCAATGCTGGTTGGTTAATTGGTAGTTATTCTGGAAATGGAAATGCAGGAATGCGGCTTGGCTTTACTGGTGGTAGCAGCGGAATTAACCATAAAGGAACTATATTGAGAGGTGACAATTTAACGTACGCTATACCAACAGGATTTTTATCACATTAATTTTTTAACAGGAGTAAATTATGGCAGAAGAAAATGAAAATGAAACTGAAACAAACCCAATGGCAGCATTGGTGCAACACGCGTTAGACCAAGACTACAATAATGCAAATAAAGTCTTTGGTGATATAATGGGGACTCGAATAAACGATGTCTTAGATCAAGAGAAGATTAAGTTATCGAATCAAGTCTACAATGGTATTGAGCCTGAAGAAGGTGATGAAACCGAAGACGATGAACAACTCGAACTTGACTTAGCTGATGAAGAGGGAGACGATGAAGAAGATCAAGAAGTTGAAGATGATGAAGCTGAATACGAAGAAGACGAAGAAGATGAGGAAGACGAAGACGAAGAAGAAGAATTAGACGCGCATGATGGCTGATACATAAATATCACAGTTAAAAACTTAAATATTATAAATATATCTAAGGGCATGTAAATGAAGAACTTTGTACAGATTAGAGAGTTAGCTGGTAGAAAACCAAAAGGACAAGTGGTTTTTAATAAAAGAGTTAAACGCATGTCAGTTAAGATATTGAAAGACATGGGAAAATATGTCAGTTACATTGATGGTGATAGGCTTGACGCGTATAAGTCACAAAAGGAAGCTGAGAAAGCTATTATGACATTTTTAAAACAGTATAAAGGATAGGCTATGCAAATCAAACCTTTAACCGCCAAAGTAAATAACATCAATACTGCAAGTAATAGATCAAAAGTTAGTAGAGCTAATGTGTTGTATATAATGGGAACAGCTGCTGATACTATAACTAATCATACACAAAGCACATCATTTCAAATAGCACCTAATAGTCCTATTATAATGATGAAAGATGCTGATGATGAGGTTTATTCAGGTGCTACTACAACACACTTTACTTCAATAGAATTTCCGAGAGGTTAATATGAAACTAATATCAGAATTTCATGATCAACATCTCCAAGTTTTAACTGAAGAGAAAAATGGCAAAAAATCTTTTGCTATACAAGGAATTTTTGCGCAAGCAGAAAGTAAAAATAGAAACGGTAGAATTTACGAAAAGGCTATTATGGAAAAAGCCATTGGTAAGTATACCGGAGAACAAGTTTCTAAAGGTCGAGCAGTTGGTGAATTGAATCACCCAGAAGGCCCGACCGTAAATTTAGATAAAGTTTCGCATAAGATCGATGAACTCGTATTCGAGGGAGACGATGTTATGGGGAAAGCCACAGTATTGGACACTCCAATGGGGAATATCGTAAAAGGTTTACTCGAAGGTGGAGTTCAACTGGGCGTTTCGACTCGTGGTATGGGGAGCTTAGAGCAACGTAATGACGCAATGTACGTTAAAAACGACTTTATTCTTAACGCGATTGATATCGTGCAAGATCCATCTGCACCTGGAGCATTTGTTAATGGGATTATGGAAGGTGTAGAATGGGTTTGGAATAACGGCATTATCGAGCAAAGAGCTGTTGAAAAAATGGAGACTGAAATTAAAAATGCTCCACGGCAAGGACTGTATGAAACACAGGTTCGTGAGTTTAAGAATTTCCTCTCGTTACTTAAAACTAAAAAAATATAGGGAGTCAAATAATGGCTGATAATAACGAAAATCAGGATGTCATTGGTGATCTCCACGGTGACGAAAATAACGTGGAGGAAGCAATGGGTCATGATCCGAAAAATGCCGAAGCAGCATCGGTTGCTTCAGTTGATAAGGCCGCAGACGCTACTGGTACTGCTAAAAAGCGCAAAGGAGATAAAGCTATCAAAGATCCTATGCAAAAAATGGCAGCTGCTGGAGCTAAAGATGCTGGAGCCCAACCTACTGAAGGTGTTCGTTTAACAAAAGCTGGCATGATCAACGATATCTACCAAAAACTAAATGGTATGACAAGAGAAGATATTGCTAAGCTTAATTCCTCTATGATGGCTGAAGAGTCATCTGATGAAGTTGAATCATATGACGAAGTTGATTTCAACTATGAAGGTAACTGGAAGGAAGATCTAGATGCTCTCGTAAATAACGAAGCAACTCTTTCCGAAGAGTTTAGATCTAAAGCCGAAACAATCTTTAATTCAGCTGTCACGACGAAGCTGTCTGAAGAGATTGACCGTCTTGAGGAAAAATACGAATCTGAACTAGCTGAAGCTGTTACGGAAACCAAAACTGGACTCGTAGATAAGGTAGATTCTTATCTTAACTACGTAGTTGAAAACTGGATGGAAGAAAATAAACTTGCTGTCCAATCAGGTCTCAGAACAGAGATTGCCGAAAAATTCATGAATAATCTTAAAGATCTATTCACCGAATCATACATCGAAGTACCTGAGTCTAAAGTCGACCTAGTTGACGACTTAGCAGATGAAGTTGAAGAGTTGGAAACAACGCTTAACGATCAAATGTCTAAGACTATCGCTATGCAAGAGGAACTCGAAAGTTACAAGCGAGAAGCTATACTACGTGAAGCTTCAGCTGACTTAGCAGAAACTCAAATTGATAAGCTTCGTTCTTTGATGGTTAACGAAGACTTTGACAGCGAAGAAGCTTTCGCTGAAAGAGTTGATACCATTAAGGAATCGTATTTTAATAAAAAGAGAGTTATGAGCGATGAAACTATGATAGATGAAGAAGATGATAACACATCTGCTACACCTTCTGGTTCCATGGATCAATACATTAACGCTCTTAAAACCCAAACCAAAAAATAATTAGGGAGTCCAAGATATGCAACCTGCAATATCCTACGATAAATTGATCGAAAAATGGGCCCCAGTACTCAATGAAGAGTCTGCTGGTAACATTAACGATCATCACAAGAAAGCAGTAACAGCTGCTGTACTTGAAAACCAGGAAATAGCTTTACGCGAAGAAGGAATGCTAACAGAAGCCGCACCTAGCAATAACTCTGCTAATGTCGCTAACTGGAATCCAGTCCTTATCGCTCTTGTAAGAAGAGCTATGCCAAACTTAATGGCTTACGACGTATGTGGTGTTCAGCCAATGACAGGACCAACTGGTCTTATCTTTGCGATGAAATCACAATATAAGTCAACTAAAGGTGGAGCTGTCAGCAACGGTGCTGGTCACACAGAAGCTCTATTCAATGAAGCACTAGTTAACTTTTCTGGTGACTCAACAACAACCGGTAACGGAACTAAAGGGCCATCTGGTTTATCAGGTGTAACAGATACAGATGCCGACGGAAGTTTAGTCGACTCTGGTGCCACATTTATTCCAGAAATTGGTGACGCTTATACTACAGGCGAAGCTGAAGCTCTAGGTGACGGTTCAGGCGAAGCTTTCGCTGAAATGGGATTCACAATTGAGAAAGCTACTGTGACTGCAAAGTCAAGAGCGCTCAAAGCTGAATACACCTTAGAACTTGCTCAAGATCTGAAAGCTATTCACGGTCTAGATGCTGAGACAGAATTGGCAAATATATTGTCAACTGAAATCTTGGCTGAAATCAACCGAGAAGTTATCAGAACCTTGAACCAGCAAGCTAAAATTGGTTGTCGTCAGGCAAACATCAATACTAAAGGCCTTTTCTCACTAACTAACGACGCTGATGGTCGATGGTCAGTTGAAAAGTTCAAAGGTTTAATCGTGCAACTCGAAAGAGAAGCCAACGTAATCGCTAAAGAAACAAGACGAGGTAAAGGTAACTTTATCATCTGTTCATCAGATGTTGCCTCAATTCTTTCAGCTTCCGGAATGTTGGACTACTCACCAGCTATGTCAACTACCCTACAGGTAGACGACACTGGAAACACATTTGCTGGTACACTTAACGGTAGAATGAGAGTTTACATTGACCCATATGCAACAGCTGACTATGTCAACGTTGGATATAAAGGAACAAACCCATACGATGCTGGTCTGTTCTATTGCCCATACGTACCCCTAACTATGGTACGAGCAGTTGGTGAAAACAGCTTTCAACCAAAAATCGGATTTAAAACCAGATACGGTATGGCTTCTAATCCATTTGTTGGAACTGCACCTGCTAATGGTCTTGCAACAGCAAGAACTAACCAGTACTACAGAATTTTCAGAGTGGATAACATCCTCACATAATATAAGAAAATTCTTTTCTAAACTAAGAGGGGCTTTTGCCCCTCTTTTTTTGTTTAAATCAGTATAAATAGAGATATGAACAAAGACAACTATACGGAATACGGCTATCGTGGTGTTAAAGAATTGGCTGATGCGTTGAAGCGAATAAAAGAGCTCGAAGAAGAACTTAAGAAAATTAAACAAGAACTTCAAGAAGAAAAAGATGGCAAATCTAACAACTAATTTAAACTACTTACAACCTACCTCGTATAAGATTACGATAGATAGAGAAAACTATCCTAACCTAGAATACTTTGCTCAGAGTATCACACATCCTGGAATGATATTAAATCCAGTTGAGATGCCATTTAGGCAAATTGCTGGAGTACCATTTGCAGGTTCATCATTAACATTTAACGAATTGTCAATTACGCTGATACTTGATGAAAACTTGACAGCTTATAACGAAATGTATGAATGGTTGAGAAGAGCATTGGCAGTTCCAGAAGTAAAATCGCTTCGAAGAAACTTTGTAAAGAAAACGGTACCAACTTACAGCGACATTATGATTTCTATATTGTCAAGCCACAACAATAAAACAAAACAAATATCTTATAAAGAATGTGTACCAACAACTTTGGGCGATATTCAATTTGAATCTACTGCAACAGGTACCGAATTTATTACATTTACAGTGGCATTTAGATTTAGCTATTTTGATTTAGTATAGATATAATTATTAACGGAGATATATTATGATTGATTTGAAAGAAGTCCTAGCTGAGTGGGCTAACGATAACCAGATACATGAAACACATTTAGACGAATCCTCAAGAAAAACCCCCATATTACATTCTAAATATTTAGAGAAGTTAGCTAACGCAAAGTTGTTACTTAAGAAAGCAGAGTTTTCTCAAAAGACTTTGTTAAAAGAAAAATGGTTATATTATAATGGTAAGATGGATAAAGAACAAATTGAAGATTTAGGATGGGATCCAGATCCATTTGATGGTTTAAAGATACTCAAAGGTGAGATGGATTACTATTATGATGCAGATCCAGAAATACAGAAATCAGAAGAGAAGATACAATATTTTAAAACACTAGTTGAAACATTAACAGATATAGTAGACACAATAAAATGGCGACATCAAACAATAAGCAATATAATTAAATGGAAACAATTTCAGTCAGGAAACTAACACACGCTAACTTACACATAGATTGCGACCATTCTATCGCAGAAGAACTTAAAGAATTCTTTTCGTTCTTTGTGCCAGGATACCGATATATGCCTGCGTTTAAACGTAGAGTATGGGATGGAAAGATAAGACTATTTGATTCTAATAGTGGTGAACTACCAGCTGGTCTGTATCATCACTTCTTAAGGTTATGTAAATCACGAGACTATAAAGTTGATCTTGTAAAGACACAGTATGGTTTACCTGATGATATGAATGAGATAGCACCTGAAGAGATATACGATTATTCTAAGAAGTTAAACCTACCATGGGAACTTCGTGATTATCAGTTTGCAGGTATATTTCATGCATTAAAATATAAAAGAGCCATATTATTATCACCTACAGGTTCAGGTAAATCATTGATAATATACTACTTAGTGAGATGGTACCTTCGATATGCAGCTAAAAAGGTATTAGTAATAGTTCCAACGACATCATTGGTTGAACAGATGCATAGCGATTTTGTTGAATATAATATGCCAGAAAAAATGGCACATAAGATATATTCTGGAAAAGAAAAGACTGATGAAGCAGAAATTTACATAAGTACGTGGCAATCTATTTACAAACTGCCTAAAATATGGTATAGTCAATTTGGTGCAGTATTTGGTGATGAATGCCATGGATTTAAATCAAAGTCGTTGATGAATATAATGAATAAAGCTACAGAAGCAGAGTATCGATATGGGACTACGGGTACCCTAGATGGTACTCAAACACATGAACTCGTATTACAAGGTTTATTTGGAAAGACATACAAAGTAACGACAACAAAAGAATTACAGATAAATGAAGTGTTAGCAGAGCTAAACATAAAGAGAATAATATTAAATTATAATAAAAAGATAAGAGATGAATTTGGACCAAGGTCATATCAAGATGAAATAGATTATATAGTAACATACGAAAAAAGAAATAATTTTATAGCAAACTTAACTTTAGATCAAGAGGGGAATACTCTCGTATTATTTAATTATGTTGAAAAGCATGGTAAACCACTTTTTGAGTTGATAAATAACAAAGCAGACGAAAAAAGAAAAATATTTTTTGTCTCTGGTAGTACACAGACTTCAGATAGAGAAGCTATAAGAGGAATTGTAGAAAAACAAAAGAATGCAGTTATCGTGGCTAGCTTGGGTACTTTTTCCACTGGGATTAATATTCGTAATCTCCATAACATTGTCTTTGCATCGCCGTCTAAAAGCCAAATTCGAGTACTACAATCGATTGGAAGAGGACTCAGAAAGTCAGACAACGAAAAACCAACGAAGCTCTTCGACGTTATAGATAACCTATGTAGCAAGTCAAGAAAAAACTTTGCAATACTACACGCAGAAGAAAGATTAAAAATATACGAGAGAGAAAAATTTATGTTTAACACCTTCGAGATAGATTTATGAGTAAAAAAGATATAAAGCAATTTAGGTTATCAACTGGAGAAGAGATCATCTGTGAGATCTTAGAATGGGACGATGACGATACTAGCGCTATGCTTGCGCGTGGAATTTTAAAGATCGTAGAAACAGAAGATTGGAAACAAGGTATAAGACTTATAGCATTTAGGCCATTTATGGCGTTTAACGAGGATCCAGATATAATACAAACCATCAACAGCGAGCATGTGATAGCAGAATCAACTCCAGCAGATGGATTAGTAAAAATGTATGCACGATGCATAAGAAAAGTTAAACAAGACATAGCTAAATATCCAGAGTTACCGACCTTCGACGTCGACGATATAACTCATATGAGTGACGAAGAGCTCCGTGATTTTGTAACAGGTGAAATGGATAGAGTGAACGTAAAAAAAATAATTGAAACAGACATAGATTCAGATAATAATCATAATGTTATAAAATTTAGACCTAAAGACACGACCTTCCACTAGGGATATATCTCTCTCCCAGGTAATCTTTATTAATTATACCATACTGGTGTAATTTGTACATGCCTAAAACATCACATCATATGATAAAATATATGTTTACAAAACGTAAAATATTTGATAGAATTATATTATTAACGCGAGGTAATTATTATGGCTAGAACAAAAAGACGCAGCGTACATTATGTAGATAATGCTAAGTTTTCAGGCGCCGTCGTAGACTATTGTACGATAGTAGAAAAAGCTAGAAAAACAAAAGAAGAAATTCCAAAGGTACCAGACTACGTAGCACATTGCTTCTTACGTATTGCTGAAGGCCTTTCTCATAAAGCTAACTTTATTAGATATACATATCGAGAAGAAATGGTTATGGATGCGGTAGAAAATTGTCTTAAAGCTATAGGTAACTATAACTTAGAAGCAGCTACACGTAGCGGTAAACCAAATGCATTTGCATATTTCACACAAATTACATGGTATGCGTTTCTTAGAAGGATAGCAAAAGAAAAGAAACAACAAGATATTAAATTAAAATACCTTACTAGTTCTGGTATAGAACAGTTTGTTACACAAGAAGGTGGTTCTGAAGCAACTAATTATGTTGTAGGTGCATTTGTAGATTCGCTTAAAGATAGAATAGACAAAGTGAAGGTACACGATACTGAAATAAAAACATATGCAAAAAAGGTAAAGAAAAAGAAAAGGATCAAGCACGTGGATTCAGATCTTTCGGAATTTATGGCATGAAGAGAAAACAAAAGGTGCAAATCTTTTCTATAGAATACACAAGATCTGGTATCGTAACGCTCCCGCATGAATATATGAAACAAATCAATGTAGGAGTGGGTGATACAATTAAATTTGAAGTGCACGAAGGATTTATAAAAATAAAGAATGCAAATCATATAGTCGAAGATTTTAGAATGAATGAGGGTAATATAGATGAAAATAGCGATATTAAATGATACACATTGTGGTATAAGAAATGCATCACAAATATTTTTGGATAATGCTAAAGACTTTTACGAAAACATATTTTTTCCAGAATGTGATAAACGAGGTATCAAACAGATACTCCACTTAGGTGATTATTATGATCATCGTAAGTATGTAAACTTTAAAGTATTAAATCATAATCGTTACCATTTCTTAAATAAAGTAAGAGAAAAAGGCATGCGAATGGATATTATTCCAGGTAATCATGACACTTACTTTAAGAATACGAATGAACTTAACTCGTTAAAAGAATGTTTAGGCCATTACATGAATGAGGTTCACATTATAATGGAACCAAAAGTTATGGAATATGGTTCTTTGAAAATGGCTCTATTACCATGGATTAATCAGGAAAACTATGAGAAGTCTATGAACTTCGTTAATAATTGTAAAGCTGATTGGTTAGGTGGTCATTTAGAATTAAGTGGTTTTGAACTGATGAGAGGTATAACACATCAGCATGGCATGGACGCGTCATCTTTCGAAAGATTTGAGAAAGTATTAACTGGACATTTTCATTGTTCTTCTCAAAGAGACAACATATGGTACTTAGGTGCACAGATGGAGTTCTTTTGGTCAGATGCGCATGATCCTAAATACTTTCATATACTAGATACAGAAACTAGAGAAATAGAAAAGATAAGAAATACTTACACTTTATTTGAAAAAATAGTGTACAATGATGAAAAAACAGTGTATAATGAATATGATACGACAAAATTAGATAAGAAATTTGTAAAGATTGTGGTTGTAAATAAATCAGATACATTCGAATTTGATAGATTCATTGATAGAGTACAGATGCAGAATGTTTATGATTTAAAGATAGCAGAGAACTTTAGCGAGTTTGTAGGTTCAAATATAGCAGATGAAACACTAGAAGTTGATGATACGCCAAAACTCATGGATGATTATATAGAAGCTGTTGATACAGACCTTGACAAATTTACTATTAAGAAACAAATGCGAGAACTTATGAATCAAGCTCAAGCGATGGAAACAGTTTAATGTCTTTTACCCTAAAGCAAATACTTGGGATAAAAAAAGAAGAGATCGATGATAATGATGATCCTAAAGTAAATATACATACATTATATAAACACAGATGGGTATGGTACCATCTTATTCTCTGCATACAAATGATAATAACTAACGTTCTATTAGTAGGAATATTAATAGTCATGGCAATTAAATTATGATAAAATTTTTGAAGATACGTTGGAAAAACTTTCTTTCGTATGGTAACGCATTTACAGAAATAGACCTTACTAAAAATAAATCTACACTTATCATCGGTCAAAACGGTGCAGGTAAATCAACAATGTTAGATGCATTATCATATGCATTGTTTGCAAAACCCCATAGAAATATAATTAAGAATCAATTACCCAATTCTATAAATCAAAAGAATTGTGTAGTTGAAGCAGAGTTCTCGGCAGGTAGGTCATTATATAAGATCGTAAGATCTATAAAGCCTACTAAATTCGAGATTTGGAAAGATGGAGAGATGCTCAATCAATCTTATCATTCCAAAGACTACCAAAAGATCCTCGAGCAAAACATCCTTAAACTCAATCATAAGAGTTTTCATCAGGTAATTGTATTAGGTTCCTCCTCATTTATTCCCTTTATGCAGTTACCTGCACGACACAGAAGGAATGTTATCGAGGATCTTTTGGATATTAATGTGTTCTCAAAGATGAATATAATCTTAAGAGAAAAAACATCAATACTCAAAGACGAGATAAAAGAATTATCATACAACTTAGAGATAGCTAATAATAGAGTATCTACACAAAAGAAATATATTCAAGACGTTAAACAACTTACAGATCAGAATATTGAGTCAAAGAATAAAGAGATAGATGAAGCCCGAACTGCTATCGATGATCTTGTAATTAAAAACAGTGATATGACAAAAGAGTTAGAAGAACTAGCTCCTCAAAATAAAATAGATCTTAAAGAGTCAAGTGATAAGAAGACAGACATACTTCATAAGCAAGCTAGACTTAGATCTAGTATTGAAACCCTTGTAAAAAATGCAAAGTTCTATGAAGATAATAGCAATTGTCCAACATGTGAACAAACAATTACAGAAGATTTTAGGGCCAATAAGATAAAGTTAACTAAAGAAGAAGCTAAGGCTTTATCAGATGATATGAATATTTTACGAGATGCTGCAGCGGATGTAGAAGATAAGTTATCTAAAGCTTCTACCATAGCTAGTAAACTTGCAACCATACAAAATGATATTACAAATAATAACAAAGAAGTAGAAAGACTGACAAGACTCGTTAAGAAAACTTTAGATGAAATAACTACTGATTCAGTTAAAGATTTGAATGAAGCTAAGACAGAGCTCGAAAATATTATCGAATCTGTTACCGAAGCAAATGATCAAAAGGCAAAAGCTAACGAGCAATATTCATATAATTTGGCCATGTCAGAAATGTTAAAAGATACTGGTATTAAGACAAAGATAATAAAGCAATATCTTCCTGTTATGAATACTCTTGTTAATCAATATCTACAAGTGTTAGACTTTTATGTGCACTTTGACTTAGATGAAGAATTCAATGAAACGATACGATCAAGACACAGAGATGTATTTACATATGATTCCTTTTCTGAAGGAGAGAAGCAGCGTATCGACCTATCACTATTATTTACTTGGCGTCAAATAGCCAAGATGAAAAATTCTGTATCAACTAACTTGTTAATACTTGATGAAACTTTCGACTCATCCCTCGATCATGATGGTGTAGAAAACTTATTAAAGATATTAAATACGTTAGGTGATGGCACGAATATCTTTGTTATATCACACAAAGGTGAGATCTTAAATGGTAAGTTTGATGACACCATTGAATTTAAGAAAGAAAGAAATTTCTCTAAAATTGCTGCTTAAGGGTTTACATTTGTCGAAATATGTGGTATAATTATTATACAATTTAAAATGAGGTTTTTATTATGGAACTAACTGAAAATACTTTATCAGTGTTAAAAAATTTTTCTGGTATTAATCAGAATATCTTGATAAAACAAGGAAACGTTATCAAGACAATTAGCGAGGCTCGAAACGTTTTAGCCATAGCTAATGTAGTAGAAGAGTTTCCTAAAGATGTAGGCATATACGATCTTAACGAGTTTATTGGTGTGTTGGGTTTAGTTGATACACCTAATTTAAAATTTGATGATGACTTTATGACAATCAGTGATTCGACTGGAAGATCTAAAATAAAATACTTTTACTCTTCTGAAGATACACTTACAACGCCATCGAAAGATATCACGATGCCGCAATTCGATGTAAGATTTAAATTAGATGTTGAAGTCTTAAATAAATTAAAGCGTGCTGCTTCTACTCTTGGTCATAACGAAGTATCAATAGTTGGAAAAGATGGCATCCTTAACTTATCTGTTGTAGATAGCAATAACCCTACGTCAAATGCTTTCTCTATAGATATAGATGGTGAGTTTAAAGAAGATGCAGTATTCAACTTTATACTCAACATAAATAACTTGAAAATAGTCAGTGGAGATTACGATGTACAAATCTCTTCTAAACTAATATCGCAGTTTACACATAGTGATGAAAAGCTACGATATTGGATAGCAATGGAAAAATCCTCAACTTATGGAGTATAATTAAATGGCGGATGAAAAGAAAACTGAAACACCAGCAGCTGCACCTGTTTCACCAAACTTAAAGCAACTACAAGAGTTATCTAACAAGGCATCTCGGAGTACTGTTGCAGTGATTGATGCGATGACACAAAGAGGAGCTTTCAAAGGCGAAGAGCTTTCTACTATTGGTGGTCTTCGTGATCAATGCATACAAATCATTCAACTTGTAGAAAATATAGAGCAAGAGACAGCATTACAATCTTAAGCATTTACTTTCTCATCGAAGTGTGGTACAATTATATAATGGAGGAAGTGAATGACAGATTTTTTATGGGTCGAAAAGTATCGACCAAAAACTATTGCAGAAACTATATTACCCGAAAAGCTTAAGTCTGTATTCGAACAGATAGTTGCATCTGGTGAATTGCCAAATATGCTGTTTACTGGTACAGCTGGTACTGGTAAGACTACGGTTGCAAAAGCTTTATGTAACCAATTAAATCTAGATTATATCTTGATTAACGGTTCAGAAGAGGGTAATATAGACACATTACGTGGAAAGATTAAACAGTTTGCTAGTTCAGTATCTTTACAAGGTGGCTATAAGGTCATAATACTTGACGAAGCAGATTACCTCAACCCGCAATCAACTCAACCTGCTTTACGCGGATTCATCGAAGAGTTCTCTAAAAATTGTAGGTTTATATTAACATGTAACTTTAAGAATAGAATTATTCAGCCGTTGCATTCTCGTTGTGGTGTCTATGAGTTTAATACATCTAAAAAAGATTTAGCAGCTCTTTGCATGCAGTTCTTAGATCGCGTGTGTATGATATTAGATGAATCACAAGTTAAATACCAAAAAGGTGATCTAGCTAATTTGATTATGAAACATGCTCCTGATTGGAGACGTGTTCTTAACGAGCTACAAAGAATGAGTGTAGCTGGATCTATCATAGTATCTACAGATAAGACTGATTCTTATGATGTTTTGTTTCAATGTCTTAAAGCAAAAGACTTTAAAAAGATGAGGCAATGGGTTGTAAACAATATAGATACTGATGCATCTGCGATATTTCGTGGGTTATATGATAAAATGATAGATCATCTAAAACCGCAAGGTGTTCCACAAATGGTATTAATCCTTGCAGATTATCAATACAAACATGCTTTTGTTGCAGATCATGAGCTTAATGTTGTAGCATGTTTGACTGAAATTATGGCAAATGTGGAGTTTATATAATGTTTAAAACTGGAGCAAACTTATTTACATCGGGTGACTTTATTAGTCATGCTGGTTTACCCTTAAAATGGAAAATAGAATGTGATGCAATTAGATCAGAAGAATGGGATTGTCTTGCTCAAATGATAATGGAATATGAAAATATGCCATTTAGAGAAGTTAAAGGAATTCCTACAGGCGGAGTATCTCTAGCCTCTGCTTTAGATAAATACAAAAGTCCTGATGCGGATGATTTAGTAATGGTAGTTGACGATGTATGGACTACTGGTATGAGCATGCAAGAATTTATAAAAGACAATTACCCGAACCATTTAAGTGCTCAAGTTAAAAAATGGGTAATATTTGCAAGGAGACCTCCCAATGACGGAACAAGAGCTTTATTTACGATGCCAGGATAAAACATGTTATTAGAAAATGATTTAAAATTAGACTTTGGCAATGTTCTTTTAAGACCAAAAAGATCTACAGCAGAAAGCAGAAAAGATGTAAACTTGTGGAGATCCATGAAGTTTAGAAACTCTGATGGAGAGTTTTATGGTGTACCAATAATGGCTGCAAACATGGATGGAGTTGGTACATTTGAAATGGCAGAAGTACTTGCTTCAAATGGAATGTTTACTTGTCTTAATAAGACGATACCAGCTATGGATCTTGTCAATCACTTTGATGCAGAAAGCAAAATGCCTGGAAATTATACGGCTATGACTATTGGTGCTACTAAAAGAGATGAAGATAAATTTGCTAATGTATACGAACAGACAGATGGAAAATTAAAGTTTCTTTGCATAGATGTTGCAAATGGCTACACAGAGTATTTTAGTCACTTTATATATGGGATGAGAAGCACTTATCCAGATTTAACTATCATAGCAGGTAATGTAGTAACCGCAGATATGACACAGGAGTTAATAATAAATGGAGCAGATGTTGTTAAAGTGGGGATCGGTCCTGGGAGCGTTTGCACGACTCGTATTCAAACTGGTGTTGGTTATCCTCAGCTTAGTGCTATTATTGAGTGTGCTGATGCTGCTCATGGGTTGGGCGCTCATGTTATTGCAGATGGAGGATGTACTAGTCCAGGAGATATCGCAAAAGCCTTTGGAGGTGGTGCAGACTTTGTGATGTTAGGTGGTATGTTAGCTGGTCATGATCAAGGTGGTGGTGAGGTTACAACTTCGCACCATGTTACTAATGAGATAGATAGTAGAAAATACAACACAAGGTTATTTGGTTCTAATGATCAGGTTACTAGAGTTGTAGAAGAAAGAAAGTTCGTAAAATTTTATGGAATGAGTTCAGGAACTGCAAACGATAAACATTTTGGTGGTTTACGAGATTACAGAGCAGCTGAAGGCAAAGATGTAAAGGTACCTTATAAAGGTGATGTAAAAGTTACCATACAAGATATGTTAGGAAGTTTAAGATCTACTTGTACATATATTGGAGCTAAAAGATTAAAAGACATTCCTAAGTGTGCTACATTCATAAGATGCAGCGATACACATAATAGGGTTTACGAATAACAAAAAATGTGGTATAATATACTATGAAAATAACTTTAATTGGATTTGGATTTGTAGGAAAAGCTGTACATAACGTATTAAGTAAACACGTTGAAGTAAAGATAGTAGATCCAGCATATAATGGAAATTTAATAGAAGATGATTCTGATGGATATATTGTATGCGTCCCAACTCCGAGCTCTAATAATGGATCGTGCGATATATCAATAGTTAAAGATGTTGTAACGTATTGTCCAATAAATAAACCAATATTAATTAAAAGCACTGTAAGTTTAGAAAGATGGAGATATCTAGATACTCAAGGTAAAAGTCTTAATTTTAGTCCTGAGTTTTTAGTTGCTGCTACTGCGATGGAAGATTTTGAGAATCAAGAACATGTTCTAATAGGCGGACCAGATTATGCATTTTGGTCTACTGTATTTTTTATGTTTAAAACAATCGAAGCTTCAATAGAAGAACTTATAATGACTAAATACGCCAGAAATTGTTTTCTTGCAACTAAAGTTTCTTTCTTTAACGATATACATAATTTATGTAGTAAGACAGATATTGATTACGATAAAGTTGTATCGCTTACTTCTATGGATAATAGAATAGGATCTAGCCATATGCAAGTACCTGGACCTGATGGACAGTTTGGATTCGGTGGTGCATGTTTCCCTAAAGATACTAAAGCGCTAGTTGCAACAGGTAAACATTTTGATGTTAAAATGCCAATTATGAAAAATGTAATAAAAGCTAATGATACGGTACGAAAGAAATGAGTCCTTTTGATTATTTAAATGCTATTAACTATACTAAAAAAGATATTATGGTTGATGATATAGCAGAAAAACAATATAACCCATTTATGGTCAATAGAGGTTTATCTTACTTTCAAGATACTGTTTTGATGGCAAATGAAATGAACCAGTATGCACATCTGGATAGTCGTTTACAATTTGACTTTCTTATAAATATAGTTAGGAAACGAAAGCGATTTAGTAAATGGAATAAACCAGAAGTCGCTACTGATTTGGACGTAGTAAAAGAGTATTATGGATATAGTAATGAAAAAGCACGTATGGTTCATAATCTTCTCACGGACAATCAGATAACTGAATTGAGAAAGAAGGTTTTTAAAGGTGGAAGAAAATAATATAGTAGAATGGTCACCTGCCTCAATGCTAGAGGTTACGCTGAACGAGCCAGATGATTTTTTAAAAGTACGCGAAACACTAACGAGAATTGGTGTGGCGTCAAGAAAAGAAAACAAATTATTTCAAAGTTGTCATATACTCCATAAACAAGGACGATATTTTATCGTGCATTTTAAGGAGCTCTTTTTATTAGATGGAAAAAAATCTAATTTAGAAGAGAATGACGTTGCAAGACGTAATACAATTGCAACGCTGATGAGTGATTGGGGTCTTATAACGATAGAACAACCTGACAAGGCAGACTCAAAGGCTCCGTTACGTCAGATAAAGATTATACCTTTCCGCGAGAAGAGTGAATGGGAACTTTGTCCGAAATATAACATTGGAAATAATTGATTATAAGAATTAACTAGTATATATAGTAATGGATGCCGTTAACGGGTCCAAATAAATTAACCTTGCTAAATTAGGAGGCAACAATGACTGGTACTTTTATGTTCCCAAGAAACGCTTTTTTAGGTTTCGACCATCTTTTCGACGAACTCGAAAAAATCACAAATCACGCAAACGATACATATCCACCTCATAACGTAGTTAAATCTGCTGATATGAAGTATGATATTGAACTAGCAATAGCTGGTTTCTCTAAGGACGATATTACTATCGAACTTAAAGAGCATGTGTTGTATATAAGAGGTGATAGAGAGAAAAGAAGAAATGATGAAGCATATGTCCACAAAGGCATATCAGGTCGAAAGTTCTCAAAATCGTTCAGACTATCAGAGTACGCAGAAGTCAGTGGTGCAGATCTAACGGATGGAATTCTTACTGTCAGTATAGAAGTAGTTCTACCAGAAGAGAAGCGACCCCAGAAAATTTCAATAAATACTGGAGGTAAAACCAATGGCAAAAGTGCTGAATTTCTTCGGGAGAATGCTTAAAGCAATCTCACGTCCACCTATGAGTGCTAATGAAAAATACTTGTCTCAATCTCAAGATCTAGCAGATCTTGAAACACGTATGAAAGAGATGAGAAATTCTAGTCCAAACTATAAATTTCGATACTGGATATGATCTGTAAATTCATAGCTAATCTATTTACGTGGGCTTGGGAAAATAACGAAGATATATAAATAATATGGGCGGGGAAACTCGCCCTTATTAACATGAACAAAGGATAAGCTTATGGCATTTAATCTTTCAAATAGATCAAAGAAAAAATTAGAAGGTGTACACCCCGATATGGTTGCAGTTGTTGAACGCGCAATAGAGTTGACAAAAGTCGATTTCGGCGTTACATATGGTGTACGTACTGTTGAAGAACAGGAAAAACTCGTGGCTGCTGGAAGGTCACAAACTATGAAATCTAAACACTTAATTCAAGACAGCGGATATTCACATGCGGTTGATGTAGTTGCATATGACGGATCAAATGTAATATGGGAATTAAATGTGTATGATGATATATGTGATGCGTTTAAACAAGCAGCAGAAGAAAAAGGTGTAGCTATTAAATGGGGAGCAGCATGGTCAGAAGGAGATATTCGTTCTTATGAAGGAACATCAGAAGACGCCATGAATGCATATATTGATTTAAGAAGATCTCAAGGTCGACGACCATTTATCGATGGACCTCATTTCGAATTAATGTAAAATAACTGTTTACATTTACATCTCCGTTTGGTATAATATATTATGAATAAGGAGATTTAATGTCATTTTATACTTGTGTTACTCGCTATGGTAATTCTATACTGTATCGTGGCTATGATAGCTATGGTAAACGTGTGTATAGAAAAGAACAGTTTCGCCCGACATTCTATACTAAATGTCAAAAAGAAACTGGTTGGAAATCGCTAGACGGTCATAATATTGTACCGTTACCATTTGATGATATGCGATCAGCAAAAAATTGGTTAGAACAAAACGCAGAAGTTTCTGGCAGATATATCTATGGAAATCATAACTACTTACATCAATTTATAACTGATAAGTTTCCACGTGATATAGAATTTAAAAGAGAGGTAGTTGATGTAGCTAACATCGACATCGAAACAGAATATAACGATGGTTTCCCTCGTCCTGATCGCGCTGATCAAAAAATACTATCAATCACATACAAATCTAGCAAAAGCAACACATATGTTGTGTGGGGTTATGGCGCTTACGATATAGAAAAAGCACTCATAAAACCTGTACAATATGTAAGGTGTCGTGATGAAAAAAGTCTATTGATGAAGTTCTTAGATTTTTGGTCACATCCTGATCATTGTCCAGATATTATTACAGGTTGGAACGTAAGGTTCTTCGATATGCCTTACTTAATTAATCGTGTGACAAATGTATTAGGCGTTGATTTCTCTAAGAAGTTTTCACCATGGGGAATGATAGATTACAGACAGATCACAAGACGCGGTAAACAAGAAGACATCTATGATATTAAAGGCATACAAGTTCTTGATTACCTCGAGTTATTTCAAAAGTTTGGTTACTCGTATGGCGCGCAAGAATCATATAAACTTAATCATATTGCCTATGTTGTATTAGGTGAAAAGAAACTTTCGTATGAAGAATCAGGTTCATTGAAGAACCTATACAAAGACGATCATCAAAAATATATCGACTATAATATGAAAGACGTTGAGCTAATCGAAAGACTCGAAGATAAAATGGGTCTTATCACTCTAGCATTGACTATAGCATATAAAGGTGGTGTTAATTATCAAGATACGTTTGGTACTACTGCTATATGGGAATCTATAATATATCGAAAGCTAATGTCACAAAAGACATTGCCTATAGTTCGAAGACCAGATGAAGCAAAACAAAAGTTTGCTGGTGGTTATGTAAAAGAACCTCAAGTAGGTGCACATGATTGGGTAGTATCTTTTGACCTTAACTCTTTGTATCCTAATATCATTGTGCAATACAATATGTCACCTGAAACATTGATCGATCAATCTCAACCAAATGGTGTAGAATATTATCTTAGTGGTAAACGAGCAGATACTACGGAATATGCTGTAGCTGCAAATGGTTCAACATATCGTAAAGACATTGATGGTGTCATACCTAATATTATTGTAGATTTCTATGATGAACGTGTGGCTGTAAAGAACATGATGTTAGCAGCACAGAAAACCTATGAGAAAAACAAAACCATAGAACTCGAGAAAGAAATAAATCGCCATGAAAACCAACAGATGGCCATTAAGATCTTGCTTAACAGTTTATATGGTGCATTAGGTAACAAATACTTTAAATACTTCGATGTACGACTCGCCGAAGGCGTAACTCTTACAGGTCAGTTAACTATTCAATGGGCTGAAAAAGCTATGAATGTTATAATGAATGATTTACTTAAAACAAATAAAGACTATGTTATAGCTATCGATACTGATTCTTTGTATGTCAACTTTGGTCCTTTAGTAAAGCAACTCAATCCAAAAGATCCTGTAAGTTTTTTAGATCAGATATGTGAGAAGCATTTTGTGCCTAAACTCAAAGTATCGTATGAAGATCTATTTAAAACTATGAGCGCGCACAAAAATAGAATGGTTATGGATAGAGAAGTTATAGCAGATCGTGGTATATGGACTGCAAAGAAAAGATACATTCTAAATGTACATAACTCTGAAGGTGTACAGTATGCACAACCTAAACTTAAGATTATGGGCATCGAAGCCATTAAGTCTTCGACACCAGAAGTTGTGCGCGATAAGTTCAAAGAGATATTCAAAGTTATAATAACAAAAGGCGAAAGCGATACACAAGATTTCATACGAGAGTTTAAGAAACTCTTTAGATCTTTGCCAGCAGAAGAAGTATCTTTTCCTCGATCAGTATCGAATGTTTCATCGTGGACAGATAGAAAGACAACCTATATCAAAGGCACTCCTATACATGTGCGTGGCAGTATATTGTATAATAATCAGCTTAAAAATGCAAAGCTTACAAAGAAATACGAACTCGTTACAAATGGTGATCGTATCAAGTTTTGTTACTTACGTGTGCCTAATCATATCAGAGAAAATGTTATAGCCTTTCCAGATATATTGCCAAAAGAATTTAAGTTACATGATTATGTTGACTATGATATGCAGTTTAATAAAACGTTTGTAGAACCACTAAAACTCATCTTAGATGCGATTGGATGGAGTCCAGAAGAAAGAGCTACATTAGATGAATTCTTCGGATAAAGGTTTACAAGCAATAAAATATGTGGTATAATAATATTGAAAGGAAGAATTATGAGTACAAATTGGGTAGATGATATGTATCACATGCATAAGAAGTTCGGTGTGCATGAATGGGTTAAAAAGAATAAAGATAATAAAGAACTTATGAGAAAGTTCTTAGAGTTTCGTGTTCGCTTCTTACAAGAAGAACTAGAAGAAACTCGTAAAGCCGTTGAAGAATCTGATGCAGAAGAAATAGTTGATGGTCTTATCGATCTTTGTGTTGTTGCAATCGGCACATTAGATGCATTCGATGTTAACGCACGTGTTGCTTGGAATGAGATATTCGAAGCCAATATGTCTAAAGAACCAGGTGTTAAAGAATCAAGACCTAATCCTCTTGGTTTACCTGACTTAATTAAGAAACCAGACTGGAAAGGTCCAGATCATACAGGAAATCATGGCTTGTTCGCTGACAATATTTAACAGTATCTTCGATAATAAAACAGATAAAAGACTCGAGTTTGATTCTTTTGAAAAGTTTGAAGAAGCATTGTATAAACTCGCTGAGAAACCTCTCAATGCGAAGAAAGATGCTGTACTTATATCACCATCTACATATATAGAAGACACTACTCGTGCTAATAAAAATGTGATGCATTGGGATGGTTGGTGTTGTGTCGACGTCGATGACCATAAATTCGAAGGAGATTTAAAGAATGAACTTACTAATCTATATGGTGACTTCCATTTTGTTTGCTATAGTACTGCTAGCAGCAAGCATGGTTTACCAAAGTTTCGTCTTGTCTTTCCAACTACAGAAAGAATTGGAGGAGACGACATCAGAGCTTTCTGGTTTGCTCTCAACACAAAGCTCAACTCGCTTGCTGATAAGCAGACTAAAGACCTATCACGAATGTATTATATCCCTGGTTCGTACGCTGGCGCTTTCAACTTTATCTTTACTAATACTGGGAATTATATAGATCCAAAAGAATTGATAAGAAAATACCCTATGCCTGAAAAAACCAATCTTAATAATTTTATGGATAGGTTACCAGAAGAAATGCAACAACAAATAATCCAATATCGTAAAGATAAGTTAGATCAAGACTTCAATTGGAATAACTACAGAGATTGTCCGTTTTGGCCAAAGAATTTGGCTAACGAGTACAATGCTATTAACAACACTGGTTGGTATCATAAAATGTATCAAATCATGGTTGCTATAGCAGGAAACGCTGTTGGTAGAAAATACCCTATCACAGCAGATGAAATCACTAAATTATGTCGAGAGTTTGATACTGAAACTGGTAATTGGTACAAAAATCGACCATTAGACAAGGAGGCCGACCGTGCAATCGAATACGTTTATAGAAATATATGAAACATTTAAAGGAACACCTGACTCTACCTTTATAAAAAATAGAGATAAAAAAGTAGAATCAGGTAAGTATAAAGCAGGAATAAGAGGTGCAGATTGTGAATTTCCTGAATATCACCAAGGACAAGTTGATGATAAGCAGACAAATCATCTAACTAGTATCGCTATAGATAATACACATACTGATCTTGGTGTTTTAGATTATAAACAATTCGCTAAAGCTGGAGTTAAAATGGAGTCTTTTACTCAAGAACAAATCGAGAAAAATAATATTAATTATATTGTAGTATGGAGATGGTCTGATAATAATCGATATAAAACATTAGTTGAAGGCGAATCAATAAGTTATGAAGTACTTGAGTACGTACCTGCTAAATGGGCTTTAGCTAATTTAGATAAAACAACTAATAGATTTCCTTTTAAAATAAATAGTGTACATGCTGAAGAACTTATGGTATAATATATTCGGAGGTTACAATGAAAGAATCACTTAAAGTTTTACAAGAATGCGCTGAACTACAGCAAAAGAAATCTAGAGATTATCAGAACGAAAACTCTCGTATCAGACAAGCTGATCACTATCCTCGTGGTTGTGCTACTATACTTGATATGGTACATCAAAAGATTACACGTATCTATTCTGTTATGGAAGCTGCTGAAGTTGGTGGTGATCCTAACTTTGAATCGTTAGAAGATTCCGCTAAAGATGCAATCAACTACCTTTCCTTTTTCGTATCTTATAATCGTGGTATGATGGAAGGTCAAAGCTCCGATAAAGACTACTTAAATAAGCCGATAAAGAAAGAAGAATGATTATAGGTTTTACAGCATCAACATTTGATTTGTTACATGCAGGTCATATCGCTATGTTAAGAGAAGCAAAAACACAATGTGATTATCTTATTTGTGCTTTACAAGTAGATCCTTCGGTAGATAGATCTGATAAGAATCCTCCAGTGCAAACTCTCGTAGAAAGATGGACACAGCTTGATGGTGTAAAATATGTTGATGAAGTAATACCATACCAATCAGAAAAAGACTTAGAAGATATATTGCAGATGCATAATCTCGACGTTAGAATAATCGGCGAAGAATATAAACATGGTAAGTTCACAGGTAGAGCAATATGTGCAGCTCGCGGTATAGAGATATATTATAATAAACGTGATCATAGGTTTTCTACATCAGACCTAAGATTAAGAGTGCAACAAGCTCAAATATTAGATAGCAAAGATAAGGTAAGATGAATAACGTAAGCGATATAAGAAAATATTTTATTAATGAACTCAAAGCAGAAAACTTTGTAACTGATAAAACTGGTCAAAAAACCATTGAAATGATTGGTGCATCCTTTCTCGCCAATCAACCTTCTATATTCGGTGAACCAAATCAACAATACATCGATGCAGAAATAAATTGGTATAATAGTAAGTCTACTAATATCAATGACATTTATCAAGGTGCTAAAAAACCTCCTGAAGCTTGGCAATATTCAGCTAATGAGCATGGTGAAATCAATTCTAATTACGGTTTTCTTATATATGACGATAAGTTTCACAGCCAGTATTGGAATGCTTTAGATGAGTTACTTCTTAATCTCGATACTCGTCGTGCTACTATGATCTATACTCGACCTTCTATTTGGTCAGAATACAACGAAAATAAGAAGAATGATTTTATTTGTACAAATGCAGTAACTTACTATATACGTGGTGGTAAAATGCATTGTGTTGTGCAAATGAGATCTAATGATGTAGTATATGGCTATAAAAATGATTATGCATGGCAAAAACATGTTCTCGAGTGTTTTACCAATGACTATAATAGATCGTTTGCTGAAAAAACTTGGGATGCTGATTATCGACGTGATATGGAAATTGGTGACATTATTTGGCAAGTTCAAAACCTACATGTTTATGAAAGACATTTCGATCTTGTTGTATAAATATTAAAGTAAATTATATATGGAGTCAATCATGTCTTTATCTCAAAAAATACTTGAGTCAACAGAAGCACTAGAAATAGATGACGCAACAGAAAAATCAGTAGAAGAGAGAGAAAATATTATAAATAATTTAAAGGATAGGATTAAGCGCCTTGAAGTAGATATGGCGCATATGCTAAAAAGGGATTTCGAATATGCAGATCGGAAACGTGACGAACCAATACATTAATAATTATCATTATCAAGACATACGACAAGTTAATCAACAGAAAGAGACAAGAGCAGCTGAAAAGTTAACAGAACAGCAGCTGCTCGACTACAATCAACAGTTGTTTAGAGAACAGCAAAGATGGTTAGCTTTTATTGTAATGATGCAGTTCTTTGCACAAGAACGTATGTGGTCGTTGTTAAATCAAATGAGAATTCAAAGATCTATTGATTTAACTGCATAAAACTGTTTACAAACTTAAAATAATTTGGTATAATGAATCAAGAGGCGATAATATTGTTTCTTACTATTGCGTTAATTATTGGAGGTACGTTTGTGCTTAATTTTATAGTATGGTTGTTTTTGCAATGAATAGTGTATTAGACTTTTTACCTGACCATAAAATATCTGACACTATCTTAGTGTTAGGCCAATGCCCATCAACTAGAAATCCAAGAGTTAGAGAAGAAATCAAAAAATCTGGAAAAATACCTACACACGGTACATATGCTAGATTAGAAAGATGGATGGATCACGTTGGACTAAAGGAATGGGACTTTCATAATGTTATACCTGATAAAATAAATTCGTATGATATTAAAGATGTTGATGAGACTAAACTTAAAAAAGCTGTAAAAAATAAAAAGATAATTATAGCTTTAGGTGGGTTTGTAGAAAGAGTATGTAAGAAATACTCTATAAGTAATTACAAAATAGATCACCCTTCTCCTCGTAATAGAAATCTTAATAGCAAAGAATACGAACAAAGTATGTTAAACGAATTGAAAGACTATCTAAAAACTCATGCATCTATTTGATAACGAGCAAGATATAAAGTACGAAGACACTCAGACGGTTGTTCTTAATAAGAAGGGCAAACCAGAAGAAAGTTGGATGAAAGATTGGTCTCAAGAAGATCGATTCGAAAAGTTCTTTGAGTTCTGTCATAAGTTTGACGAACGAGAAGATACATTACTTAAGTCTGATTATCAGATATTCTCACACAGATTACATTGGCATCAACATCCGTTTTGCGATATAATGCAAGACGTAGATGATAACTTACATCGTATGTGGTATACACTCGTCTTTAGTTTTAGCAATGAACATTGGTTGACACTTACTACGTTAATAAAAAATGGTGTAGAAGGATTGCAAAAAAGGTTTATTAGCAATAGGCATGCTCGCAACGATCTGTTCCAGATATACTATCCAAAAGGTACTAACGTAAAAGAATGGTTGGTCGAAGGCCCTAAAAAAGCTGCAGAAGATATGCACCATATACTTGAAGGTAGGAATAGACCATACACAATGATGGAACTTGCTAAGAAGATGGCTACGTATTTTGCAGAGAATCAAGGCTTTCGAAACCCAATGTACCCATGTAAAAACTTTGCAAGGTATATTGCTATGGCCTATCCACACATATGCGATCCTGAATCTGTATTGTTTGGCGGAACTGGTCATTTTGATGGGATGCATCAAATATTTGGTGGTAAGAATTTGATGTCAAAAGTAAAATACGATATAAATGAATTTGGCCTGTTTACACCGCTTAACAAATATGGTATAATATGGATGGAGCAAATGCAGATGTTAGCAGAACATAAATCAAATCCTATAAAAGAACAGAAGTGGTTAAATATAGAGGACAAAACGTGTTTCTTTTACAAGCATATAGCTATAAATCATAGCGTCAAGTCTCCAACAAAGAGGATTCCATATGAGTGGATATTTCCTAGAGATTTTAGTTTAAAGGTGACAAATGAAAATAATAGCAAATCCTATCACTAATATACCAAAATTAGAAAAGTCTCATGTATTGGGCTGGTCTCAGGTATGGGCTGATCAATTGCGTGCAACTATAGATCATAGATGTACAAAGATAGAATCTAAAGACATTGTTTACATAGAACACGGTGTAAACTTTGGCGGAACACTAAATCTTTTTGGTGGTGCAACAGATGCTCTGTTTTGGAATGTTTCTAGTGTAATGACAGCAAAAGAAATCATATCACTTGATATTGATATGCCAGACTGGGGTGCACAACTAAAGAAAAGAATAGGTGCAGCTACAACATCAAAAATGATTACAGAAACATGGTGTGATCGAGTATCTCAAGAATGTAAAAATATACAAACACTAAGACAAGAAGATTTAAAAGATATGACAGGCATATCTGTAGGTGATTCGCATACTACATCATTTTCAAGATCTGAAGATATTGTTTTACGAGAGAATGGTAGAACACTATTTGGTGCATTAAAACGAGGCATTGAAACAGATTTAAATGGTTTATATCCACATGGTAACCCTATTACCTTTTGTTATGGTTCTATAGATATACGACATCATTTGTTACGTCATGAAGATAACCTAAAAAGCTTGATTAAAGAATACGTAAAACAATGCCAAAAGATTGGTGACTTACATGATTCTGAAGTTTCATTTGCAGCTCCAGTTCCTGTAGAATATGAAGAGCGTAGGTTACCAAAGACTGGTTATTTTAAGGGTACTCCATTTTATGGTAGTCAACAAGAAAGAAAAGACTTGACATCTAGATTCATAGATGAATTAACGTCTCATAACGTAGAAGTAGTAATGCCACCTGAAAGATGGTACGCTATGGATCCAGAAAAATATGCAAATACACATATGGAAAATGGATCAAGTGTACACATAGCACCACCTTACTATCGCAGAAATGATTGGGGAGAATCACCGCTTGGCGCATAATAACCATATCATAGATGGTATTAATAAAGATGTTGGTCCTTTATACACACATGAAGAAGCTAAAGAATATTATCTTGACTTAGCCAAGGATTGGACTGACCCATATGGTACGCCAAAGATTACAACTCATGATAACATACGAGTGGTAAGAGATGACTACATAACTGGTAGTAAAGTTCGAGGCGGTGATTGTCTTATATCCAGCTTACCAGAAACCATTGATACCATAGCTTATGTGCAGCCAAGAACTGGATTAGCAGGTGTTAGTATATTAGATGTCGCAAAGAGACATAATAAAAAGGTCAAGCTCTTTATGCCATCTTCAAAGAAGATATCGCATCATCAAGCATGTTGCATAGAAAGAGGTGCTGAAGTAGAGTTTCATAGGATAGCTGCTATGCCTAACTTGAATCTTATTGCAAAGAAATGGGCTTCAGAATATAAAAATGCTTTCTTTGTTCCATTAGGGTTAAAGCATGAGAAGGTGACAGCAGGTATAGTAAAGACTGCATTAAGCATAAAAGAACCAGAAGAAGTTTACATCGCCACATCTACAGGTGTTTTGACAAGAGCTTTACAGATCGCATGGCCAAATGCCAAATTTACTTCTGTTTGTGTATCACGTAATATGAAACATGGAGAACTTGGAAGGGCCTCAGCAGTATCAGAACCGCTAGCATTTATAACTGGCGAAAAACAAGGTAACTTACCACCGTTTCCAACTATAGATACTTACGATGGAAAAGTTTGGAAGTACATACCTAAAAACAGTGATAAAGATATTTTATTTTGGAATGTAGGTACTGAGCCAAAGCTAGAAGACGAAACCATATACGAAAACATAAATTCATACAGAGATTGGGATAAAAATGTGGCTTAACGAAGAAGCAGTAGATGTGCTTGTAAATTATTATTATCCACGAGCAAAGTGGTTACAAGATAACGTCAACTGGGGAAAATTAGATTACGAAGGATCAGAAGCAAATAAAGAGATAGAAGACGATCTAATGCAAAAGATAGACATCTACGATTGTTATACAAGGAATGCAGCTGGATTTCAAAACGTATTACAAGATCTATGGTTTGGGTCAAAGACACCGAAATGGAGATGGCAGAAGGCAGATAGAAGAAAGATAAACACTTCGAACGATGATATTAAGTGGGCGATGACAACATGGTTATATACGTTTTTATGTCATAGAATTACTGGATCTGGTGCATCATTCGAAAATGATCATGGTTATCGTAATAATATAGTACAGCACTGGGGCCGACACAGAGATATTCAAGATATGAAAGATGATCTTATTGAAAACAAAAGTAAAGGGACAGCAATGTTCACCTCAATTGGAAATCAGCCACCTGCTCCAAAGAAAGGTGTATCGAACGTAGACTTTATGACTAAAGAATTGCCAAATCTAATAGAAAAACTAGGTGATTTTATGACAAAAGAAAAACGTGGCCATAAACAAATAGTAGATTTTTTAAATAAACATAATGCAGAACAGGGTCATCGTAAGTTTAACTTCCAATATGCAGCCTTCTCGATGGATTGTTCTGATTATTATCCTGAGCATACAGATATTGATAGCCATACGTATTTAGGTAATAATGCTGTAAGATGTATGAAGAGATTATCTAAAGGTTGGAAAGAAGATAATTTTATGGATTTATTAAGAGAAAGAACAGGTGGAAAACCAAAAGATTTAGAAGATGTAATGTGTGACTTTGTTAGGTTTGGTCAAAATTATGTACCTCGAGGAAATGGTACATTCGATCATATACCATCGACTATAGCAAATAGTTCTGGTTGGTCATCTGGTTGGGAACAAAGACAAGGAAAACAACCAGAAAGAGGTGTACATCTTGAAGAATTTATGGTATAATAGGAACAGAAATTAGGAGTAATATATGTCAATAATGGATAAACTCAAAAAGAATTCGAAGATAAAGGACGCTTCGATACTATCTGAGTCTAAATTTTTTACGCAAAAAGATATGGTACAAACAGATGTGCCAATGATTAACGTTGCCTTATCAGGTGATATTGAAGGTGGTTTAGCACCTGGTCTAACTGTACTTGCTGGTCCTTCAAAACATTTTAAAACATCATTCGCATTGATAATGGCTTCATCGTATCTTAAGAAATATGATGATGCTGTTTTATTATTTTATGATTCAGAGTTTGGTTCTCCGCAGTCTTACTTCGAACAGTTTAATATTAACACTGAACGTGTATTACATACACCAGTTGCAAATGTAGAACAACTTAAATTTGATTTAGTTGGTCAACTCGAACAGTTAGAACGCAATGACAAAGTAATCGTAGTAATTGATTCTGTTGGTAACTTAGCTTCAAAGAAAGAGATGGAAGATGCTCTTAATGAAAAGTCAGTTGCTGATATGTCCCGAGCAAAAGCACTTAAAGGATTGTTTAGAATGGTTACACCATATTTAAACATGAAAAATATACCATTAGTTGCAGTCAATCACACATATAAAGAGATAGGTTTATTTCCAAAAGATGTTGTGTCTGGTGGAACAGGTATATATTACTCTGCTGATAACATTTGGATCATCGGTCGTCAACAAGATAAAAAAGGCACCGAGATCCAAGGTTATCACTTCATAATTAATATAGAAAAATCAAGGTATGTTAAAGAAAAAAGCAAAATCCCAATCTCTGTCTCTTGGGAAGGTGGCGTACAAAACTATTCTGGCTTGCTTGATTGTGCCATGGCTGGTGGTTATTGTACTAAACCAAGCCCTGGTTGGTATGCTGAATATGGTAAGGACAAAAAAGTACGACACGAAGAAACATTGAAGAAAGAATTTTGGGATCCGATCTTAGAAGGTACAACGTTTAAATCCTATCTAAAAGAAGCCTATCAAATAGGTGGAAAAAATGAGGTCATTGATGTCGAAGATGTTAGAGAATAAAGACTATGAACTTATTCCAAGTTCTTCAGATTCTACAGTTTGGCATGTAAGAATTCTTTCAGGTGATTTTACAGAAACAGTTGTAAAGTTTGGATCAATTGCATTTAATGAAGTTAAAGATCATTTTAGCTTCAACTTTGATATTATAGAATCGCCTGATTTATCTTTAGATATTAGTAATGAAGACCTTCAATTTGCAGCTGCGAGAATATTAGAAGATATAATAGAACGTGGTGAACAAGAAGGGTGGGTAAAAACAGAGGAAAGGAAGATACCAGGTGCAAACACCGATAAATAAGTTTCAACAACTTATGATTATAACTATGGAAGAGTGTGGTGAACTTACTCAAGAGTGTAGTAAAATATTAAGGAAGTACAAAGACTTTAGTGAATTACCCGAAGAAGATATAGATAAACTCAAAAAAGAAGCCGCAGATGTTTATGCTATGATTCAACTAATGATTCATAATGGTTTATTTGATTATGTTGAATTAGAAGTTAATGCAAAGAAAAAACGTAAGAAACTTAAAAAATGGAGCACATTGATAAAATGAGTGATGATGTTAAACAAGCAGCGTTAGAAGAAGCTCAAAGAACTTACAAAGGATTTATTAATTTTATTAAATGGATATCGGTGATTGCTATCGTTTTAATTTTAGTTATGGGATTTAATAATTTTTTAGATGATCCGACTGCATCACAGTCAGATCCAGCGTGGAAGGAAGATTATATGAGTAATATGGAGATGGACGAATAATGCCTGGACAGAATTTTATAAATGGACCTCCAAATCCAAGAGGAAAAGAAAGCTATACCCTTGATGGCAAGATACCAAAAGATCAACAATCTAAATCACTAATTTTAAAATACACAGGTTTAAAGTTTTTAGTAGAAAATCCAAAAGCCCCTTTTGTATGGTTTGCTATTGGAATAAGCTTAATATTTTATATCGAAGGATTTTAGATGAGTAAAGCATATCATAATAAAGGGTTTGGTGTAGCATTTCTATGGATCATATTTTTGACTATGATACTTCCGCTCATTGGTTTAATGACAATTGATGATACATGGGATAGACTAGTCGATAAATATGTAAGCGCTTGGACATCTGAGTGCTGGCAAAATAGTAAACACGAAAGGGTTTGTCGTGGTGACAATACCTGTAAATTTGGAAGAAACTTCTGTATAGATGAAGTTTATAGATGGAGAGCGAAATGAGATTATTTGACTACGAATTACCGAGAATACCAGAGTTTTGTATGTCCCATTGGTTGTTAAGAATACCATTGGCAATCATATTCATTCAACAAGGACTGATGAAGTTACCTGTTGATGCTGATGAGGCTGCATCATATGATCTGTCATATCTTGTATGGTGGTTTGTTGCTTATGGTGAATTACTTGGTGGGATAGGAATAATAATCGGTGGTATATTAGCTTTAAGATATATCAACCTATGGGATTGGGTTGGTGATATAGTTACTCGTTTTAGCGGCGTGACATTGTGTTGCATCATGACGGGTGTAATTTGGATAGGCGAACCAGAAAGTTTTACGGACGTTATCTTATATGATAACTTACACGTGTTGCTTTGGGTTGGTGCTTTGTTTTTTGCATTGAGAGGGAATAACGCAAAATGATTGAAATATTTGTATTGGGACTAATAGTAGGATTTGCCGTAGGATATGTAATGCGGTATATTAGGGAAAAATTAAATAATTTACCATGAAATTAATTGCAGGCCCTTGTCAACATGAAGATATAGATTTAAGCACAGAAATAGCTGGCACATGTAAAGATATATGTGATAAGTATGGAATTGAATATTATTTTAAAGCTTCATACGATAAAGCAAATAGGACATCGATGCATTCTGAAAGAGGTCAAGGATTAAAGAGAACTCTTTTTGATTTATCTAAAATTAAAAATGATATTGGTGTTTCTATATTAACAGATGTGCATGATAGAGAACAGCTTAGAACCATAAGAACTTTCTTTGACCATGTTGTTGATGTGATACAAATACCAGCATTTTTATGTAGACAAACAGATCTTATCGTTGATGCTTCTAAAAGCGGTAAAATAATAAATATTAAGAAAGGACAATTCTTAGCACCATGGGATATCGATGGTGTTTTAAGTAAAACGAAGGGAGCAAAAGATGTTTGGATTACCGAGCGAGGGACCTCTTTCGGATATAATCGTCTTGTGGTCGACTTTGCTGGCATGGTTCATATGTTGCAAAGCCTTGGGAACTCCCTTTTCTTTGACGCTACTCACTCAGTCCAGAGACCTGGAGGAGGTGGTGATAAGAGCAGCGGTGATAGTGGGTATGTTCCTAGCATGTTGCGTGCCGCAGCTGCTCTTGGTGTTGAGTCATTTTTTATAGAGGTACATCCTTATCCATTATCTTCTCCGAGCGATGGCGATAATATACTTCAACTAAGAAAGCTAGATGAAGTAGTTGAACAATTACTTGAATTTAATTATGTACAGAAATCACAAACTGTGGTATAATAACCTATGAATATTAGAATAGAACAAACAATACTTCGAAAGATGTTAACTGATGATGCGTATATGCGTAAGGTATTGCCATTTATCAAAGCAGAATATTTCGAAGGCACATATAGAATATTATTTAAGGAGTATTGTAAATTTGTAACTAAATACAATACTCTTCCAACTAAAGAAGCATTCTTAGTTGAACTTAATGAACATTCACAATTATCAAATGATCAGTTCTCTGCAGCGGTTGATATCGCTCAAAATTTATTTGAAGGTGACCCTGTAGATGAAAAATGGTTGATTGATAATACAGAGAAATGGTGTCAAGATAGAGCCATATATAATGCTGTTATGGAATCAATATCCATTATTGATGGTAAGCATGAGAAGTTAACAAAGAATGCATTACCAGATTTATTACAAACAGCTTTAGGCGTTGCGTTTGATACTAATGTAGGTCATGACTATATCGAAAACGTAGAAGAAAGATATGACTTCTATCATACTAAAGAAGATCGTATTGCGTTTGACTTAGATTACTTCAATAAGATAACTAAAGACGGTGTGCCAAATAAAACTCTTAATATTGCTCTTGCTGGTACAGGTGTTGGTAAATCATTGTTTATGTGCCATGCTGCAGCATCTGTTCTCACCCAGGGTCGTAATGTGTTATATATAACCCTAGAAATGGCGGAGGAACGTATAGCTGAACGTATTGATGCCAACTTACTAAATGTGCCAATTGATCAGCTTGAGAACTTATCGAAAGATATGTTTACGACTAAGGTGGCAGACTTAGCGCGTAAAACAACTGGTAAACTAATCATAAAAGAGTATCCTACAGGTGCTGCACACAGCAATCATTTCAGGGCTCTTTTAAATGAATTAAAGTTGAAGAAACAATTTGAACCAGATATTATATTTATTGATTATTTAAATATTTGTGCGTCATCAAGAATGAAAGGAATGGGCGGTGCGATTAACTCATACAACTACATTAAAGCAATTGCTGAAGAGTTACGTGGTCTTGCTGTCGAATACAACTTACCGATCTTCTCTGCAACGCAAACGACTCGTTCAGGTTATAGTAACTCGGATGTTGGGCTTGAAGATACGTCCGAATCTTTTGGATTACCCGCTACAGCAGATTTGATGTTTGCATTAATATCAACAGAAGAATTAGATAGAGAAGGCCAGATTATGGTTAAACAACTTAAGAATAGATATAATGATCCAACAATGCATAAAAGATTTGTAGTTGGTATTGATAGAGCAAAGATGCGTTTATTCGATGTAGAAGAAAGCCAACAAACGCTGACTGATGATACACCTGTTTTTGACAAAACTGACACTCACGAAAAGATGTCAAAGTTTAAAGATTTTAAGCTGTGACAAAGATTTGGTTGATAGTTGTATTGATGGCGTTACCGTCACCACAACCTAGTACACCAGCTTATGTTCCATACGTTCAGTTTGAAAGCTTGCAGCAATGCAAAGAATATGTAGTACGAAACCAACATCTTTTATACGCAGAATCAATTAAAAGATACGAAGGTTATTATATGCCAGAAAGAGCAGTTTGTGTAGATGACGAGCTGTTTCGCAAGATGTTTTTTGGAGGTAATAACATTATTGAGGAGGATTTATGAAGGTAAAATTAGTTAGTTACTCAAAACCCTTTGAGAAATTAGAAGGCGTAGATACAGCACAAGATCT